TTAAATTTTGTTCAAAATATCTATCATTCTTTTATTTTCTTCTTCATACAAGTGAGCATAGGTATTTAATGTCATTTTGATGTCCTCGTGTCCAAGCCTTTTGGAAATGGCTAAAATATTTACACCTTTCTGAATTAAAAAACTTGCGTGAGAATGCCTTAAATCGTGCATTCTTATTTTTTTAACTTTAGATAGCTCTATATATTCAAGAAACCTTTTTCTAGCATATCCTCTTCCAAAATCAAACAATCTTTGGCTGTTTGCTGGCTTATAAATTCTATTTATTTGTTTTTTTAATAATTCAAGTGTTTTATCTGTAAGTGCAATTTTACGAATGCTACTCTCTGTTTTTGTCTTTGTTATAATATCTCCATTAAAACTTCTTGAAACTGTTTTATTAATATTTAATTTCTTATTTTCAAAGTCTATATCTTTAATATTCAAAGCTATTGCTTCGCCAACTCTCATACCTGTCCAGAATAGCAGTGAAAAAAACACGACATCCTGTATATCCTCTATAACTGATATAAACTTTTGGAATTCTTCCAAACTCCAAATAGAAAATTCCTTAGTATTTTTTCTTGAACCAATCGTTTTTACTTTAGACATAGGATTAGATTCAAGATTGTAATATTTTACTGCAAAATTAAATACACATTTCGCTTGGCTTTCAATAATTCTAAGAGTGTTTTTTGAAAGTTTTTTTCTTAGAAGTTCATTTTGAAAGTTCCTGATATGGTTTGTATTTATCTCGTTCATTAAAATGTTTCCGAAAATAGGCAGTATATAATTATTCATTAACTGTATTTTTCTAATAATTGTACTGTCTTTTACTTTTAGTCTGCAATCTTCCAAGTAAATTTCCCACATAGCTTTAAATGTTATATTTGAATTTGAAGCAAGTTTATTTAAAAATTCTTGTTCCCACAATACTGCTTCTTTTTTTGTATTAAAACCACCTTTTCTTTTTCTAATTGCTTTTCCTGTTGAATCAACCGCTCTTATTTCGACTTTCCATTTTTTGTTATTTTTTTCTTTATAAACGGACATACAAATACCTCCTAAGCAATTTTATAACGTTCGTTGAAATATTCAATCGCCACTTTTCCACGTTGCACACGTATTCCTTTTTGTTTCAATTCCTCGTTTAACTCCCTAATCACTTTGTATGCTTGACTTAAACTTACTTCCAATATTTTCATAATATCTTTGGCGTTATAAAAATATTTTTTTATCTTCATTATCCCTCCATTCTGTCATATCAAAGTAATTCGATACAACACAATCTTTTAAAATATGTTTAGCAGTTTCTTCAAATGTTGAACTACTAAAACTTTCATCTTCCATTTCTTTTCTATCAATGTAAACTTTTGCTATATATCTTATTTCATTTTCAATTTTGATTTTGTGTATTTCGGCATATTTTATCATTTATTATTTAATCCTTCGTTTTCAATTTTTGCAATGTATTATTCAATTTCTTTATTTTGTCTAAATGAATCGAATTATTAGTTTCTGCATAACAATCAATTTCAAAATGTATCCTTTTTTTATATTTTTCAATTGCTCTACTAATGTTTTCAAAACATTCTACTTCATCTTCAAAATATGTTTTCCCATCGCAATCATAGTACACTATTTCTTCCTGTTCCTCTAATTCATTTTTATCCACTATATCTCCGTTTACAATATAAAATTCTTCATCTTCTTTAATTTTTTCTCCGTTCCAGTCACTTGTTGCCATTTCAATCCTCCGTTTCTTTCAATTCCTCCTTTTTTTTATTAAAATATATCTTCCGAATTTATCTCATCATCATTTTCGTTTTCACTATTATCATTTATTGTTTCGTTTTCAGAAGCAACGTCATTTTCACTATCGGGATTATCCACATATTCAACTTCGACATTGCCGTTTGGCTCTATTTCTTTTATAACTGCTTGATCTACTTTTTGTGCAGTCTGCATTTCAATGCTCAATATACCAAACTTGCTTAACAATAGTTTTAATACAGTTTTCTTAGCCATGCTATCAAAATTTGTTTGCCAACTTGAGAATCTGCTTAAAAATGTTTTACTGAACTTTTTAGCATGTTCTCTTACTTCTTCCTTGCTCATTACATTGTATTTCTCGAATCCATTTGTGGTTTGAAAATATGCAATATAATGAGTTACTTCATCGCTTATTTTTCCATCAAGATTATATTTAAGTTCATCAGTAATCGGATCATAGCTTTCAAACTGCCCTTCGTAAAGTTCTGTTACATTTATTTTTTTATATTGCCCTGTCCTGATTGCAAGTTGTATAAATCCTTTATATCCCAATTGGAATTGAGCTTCATTTTTTCCTTTGCTATTGTATGGCACAATATAGGCAAATCCTAAATTTGGGTCAATTGGTAAATCTAATGTTGCAGCTATTGCTCCAGCTTTTAAAATGCTTTGTGGTTCAGCTTCTTGTAACTGCTTGTTCCCGCTTGTTGTATTTAATAATGACGTTAAAAATCCAGCTGCTTTATTTCCTAAAAGTTCCTTGAATTTGTTTTTTGTTCTTTCGTCGTTTATCATTGATTTTAGTGTAGTTGTTCCAATTGCTCCTTTTAATTTTTTTGGGTTTGTTAAAGTTCCTGCCATTTTATTTCATCTCCTTAAAATATTTTATGTTATTTTTATCTAAAAATTGTTTTAATTCTAACGCTATCTCTTTAGAAAGCCCATTTACTTTTACGCAAATGTAAGTATCCTTTTTTTGAGTATTATCTGTTTCTTTTTGCTCTTTTTCTTGAAGAGCTTTAGCAATTGCTTCTTGCTTTTCAAGTTCTCTTTGTTTTTCAAGTTCAGCGATTTCTCTTTGTTTTTCTTCTTCTGCTCTTATTCTTAAATTTTCTTCAGTTTGCTTAATTTCATTCATTTTATCATTTATCGCTTTAGAAATGACTGTATAGTCTTCTTGAATTAAATATTTCATGCTTTCAAATACAATTTTGAATTTAATTTCTTTATTTGCTTTTTCAATTTCTTGTTTTATAAAATTCTCTTTTTTGATTAATTCATCGTACTGTTGCTGTATTTCAGCTTCGATATTCGCTTCCTTAAAGGTTTTCCTTTCCCATTTTTCATTATCTATCAAGTAAATCAGATAATCAGGTCTATCTTTAAAAATTAATTCTTTAATAGATTTTATTTTCTCTCTTTTAACATTATCTAGCTCTTTCTCTTTTTCATGCAAAAATTTTCTTACTGCTTCCACCCTTTTAATCAGATTGATAAGTTTTTGATTAACTTCTTTAGTGTCGGAAGTCAAAAAGTCCATTAAATCCTTTTTGAATTTTTCAGCATTTGATTTTTTGCTTGCAACTTCCTCTCTGTATCGTTTCACATCTTTCAAATCTGTGAATACCACGTTATAAAGTTTTTCTATTTCTTTAACATCTCTTTCTGCTTTTTCAAAATCAATCATATCTTTATCAATTTTTGCTGGGGTTATTTTTGCGCTGTCAAAAACAAACTCCATTTTAGGTAATGTAACTAATGATGTTTCTGTTTTAATTTCTACATTTTTATTTTCCATTTCAAAGATTCTCCTTTTCTTTAGTTTTGTCTAATCCGTCCATTTCATCTTTAACTAAATCTTCCATATAATACTCATCTGTTCCTTTTTCTTCTCTGTATTCTTTTAAGTATTCATCATAAGATTCACTATACCACTCCCAATTATCAACTCCGCCAAAATACAAAGCTCTGTATTTATGGTAATGATCTAAAAATTCTTCTAATTCATCTCTTGTTAATTCATAATTTCCATTTGCTAATTTTTCCATTCCTTAACCTCCATAAGTTTTTATCATTCTTGGCTCAGTATCGTTTTTGACACATTCCCAAAATTCAATTTCTTTATTTAAAAGTTCCTGTATTTCATCTTCCCAATCCGCCCTGTTTACAACTATTGTCTGTAATCTTTTGTCCAAGTCGAATGGCGTTGAATTCTCGTTCTTAAAGCATTCAAACTTTATTTCAGCAACCAAGACAGCATATTCATAGCCTGTCACTAAAAAGTAATGTAAAATTTGATATAAATAACTTTCAGGAATGTTATTTTGCCATTCTTCAATATATTTGTTCCATTTACTAATAGTAGTTGTCTTTATTTCTAGTATCCCTTTTTTATCCTGATAAATAATTTCTCCGTCCAAATTAGCCCGTATGAAGTCATATTTTGGATGAACATACATTTTATTGACTTCTAATATTTTTTTGTCAGGATGGTCCTCTTTGTAGGAATTAAATATATTTTTTTCAAGGTTCTTACCTCTTTGAGCTGCAGGGCTTGTGAAATTATTTTGTATTCTTCCAGTTTTATCTTTCCAGACATCAATAATGTTTTTATATTTATTTTTTCCCATTATCGCTCCTGCATCGCTTCCACCAATTCCTTTTTTTCTTATGCTTAGCCATTCTTCTTCATCTTTATAACTTATTTCTTTGTATTCCATAATTCTCCTTTAACATCTTTAATCACTCTAGGACACCACCACAGCAACATAGCCATCAAAAATGGAAATGCCACATTACCACCAAATACCCAATGCCCTTTAATTTGAATAACTTCAATCTGAATCCAAATTGATGTCAGTATCAAAATCATCCATTTCATCATATCCTTTGTTGTCATCAATGCTGTTTTCCTCCAGTTCCTTAATTTCTTCTTGATCCATTTCTTTTTCCAGTTGCTCTCTTATTGTCATTATTCCTCCTAAATATATTTTTTTATTTCATCAATTACATTTCCATAATATCTAAAACTTTCCACCTGCTTATTGCTATGTCTTGATTTGTCTAAAGCCCAATAACCATATTCGTCAGTTTTAAGATTATATTCATTTGCTATTCTTCCAATTCTATTACCTGAAATTTTTATGCCATGATCGTTCATTATTAATTGTGATAATTCGTTCGCACTATATGATTTTTTATTTACTTCAGGCAATGCTAGAATAGGTTCATTATAAAGAGCATTCGCACTATAAATTTGTAAAGTTTCTCGATATTTTTCATTCGTAAATGATTGAGATAATTCCTTTAAAATTCTGCTTTTTTCCAATCTGATCTTATCTTTTTCAATATCAAGCAAATCATTTTTAAATATATCTTCTTTAGTTTTAACAGTTTCTTTTTTCGTTACTTTTTCAATCAATTTATACCTAACATCAGCACTATATCTTGCTCCGAGTTGTAAAACTCCTTGTATATTTGCGATAAACATTGGTCTATTTTGATTGTTTTTGTCTTTGTATTCGCCGCCCTGAAAAATTAGTGCGGCTCTTTCTTCACCTAATTTCTTAATTTCATCTCGTATATCTGCCAAAATATTATAATGTTCCTTACCTGTAATTTCTGCAATTTCCAATGATGTCATTGTTCCTTTTGATTCTAATAATTGCAATTCGTTCATTTTACCTCCTAATTTTTTATATTCCCAGCCAGCAATATTTGATTTGCCCAAATGCTTTTTGATAAGCCTTTTTGTTGCCTAGAAATGCTTTTGTGATACTGACTAAAAATATTGTTTGTATTAACTTAATTGTGCCATCTATAACAGTTAAAAATTAAATAAATATAAAGAAGACTCATTATGACATTTCTGCATATTCTAGTAGCATGCCTTGTGCAAAAATATGCAGTGACATAGATGGCACGATTAAATCAACATTTGTAATTGTCCTGTTTTAAATTCTTGCTCAAACTCACAATTGCATTTTACAATTATGAGCTTGATAAAAATTCAAAACTATCTTACTAATCCTGGGACTCCAATTATTTGCCCGGCATCGTTACGAATTGCTTGAGCAGTTAATGGAGCGTAAACATCTGTTCTGTCTGAAACTCTTGCAAGAACCAAAGCTGAAACAATATAAATAGTGTCATCTTGCGGTGCTGGTAAATCTTGTACATCTCCGTATTGCTGATTGAATAATAAAGGGTTGTCTGTTGCTACTACTTGTACTGATACTCTTGCTACTGTTCCGCTTGGGTCAATTGTTGTTGTTGTATCTTCGCTAATGATGTTAATTGCATGCGGTGTTAAATTAATAATGTTCATGGTTATTCCTCCTGTTTTTTTATTTAATCTTCTTTTATGTACATTGCATTTCTGCAATGATAAGATGTCGCTTTATCTTTAGCAACACCAACTATTTTTTTGTATGTGTGATCTAGATCTTTATCCCACTCTCCGCAACTAAAGTTGTTTATCAACTCTAAGTTGGTAAATTTTTCTTCTAAATCAAAATCAATTATTTTATAAATGTTGATTGTAAAGTCCTGTCTCCATTGCAAAACAGTAACTATTGTGTCGCCTTTTCGCAAAGGGATAAGTGCATGTTCTCCACAACTTAAATGCCCCTTTCCTCTCACATATATCGCCTTTTTGGGATTCCCAAAGGCGTCGCCGATTAAAATGCTATCTCCTGTGTTGCTATACGCTCCTCCTTGCTCCCACATGCAAGGCAATCCTCTTTTTGATAACTCTATTGTCATTTTCATGCTATTTCCTCCTAAAATTAATATCTTATTCAAACTCACTAACTAAGTATCGCTAACTTTCGCTAATGAGCTTGATAAAACATTAATTAATTAGAGTTCGTTAATTTTATCTATAATTTTGTTTATCTTTTTAAAATCTTCACTAATCACAACGATTGCAGGTTTGAAAAAATCTGTTACATCTTCAAGGCTGTGAATACTTATTTTTTTATTTTTTACAGTTATTATTCCTTTTGTATTTTTTTTTGAAATATCTATCAATTCACTAACTTTAAACTTTTCTAAGTTATTAATATCTAAAATTGCTGAATATATATTGTCATTTATATAACTTACAACTTTCAAATAAACCGTTACAGTTTTGCTTATGATATTTTCTATATTTTTAAACAATTTACGATAAACTTCTTTATAGTCATCAATGTCTGAAACGGCAAATTTGCCGTCAACGATATGGATATTTCCTATGAAATTATTGTCTCGTAATTGTGGTATCATTTTGTCATCTGTTTTGTGCAAATATAATTTTGAACCATTTTCTTTGTTGAAGATTTTGATTAAGTCCTCAATTTGTTTTAATCTGTTTTCTAATAATTTTATTGTTTTCATTCTAATCGTCTCCTTCAAATTACTTCTTAAATAACTTCTTGATTCTGTTCTTTAATTTCTTTGCCTCTTTTTCCCTGATTTTTCTACTGTTATCGTTTACTATTTTCAATGCTTCAAATTTCATCTCTCTACCTCTATTCTATAATTATTTTTCTTTGCTTCCTTTATCACTTCTTTTGTACTTATCTCAAAAATACTTTTCATCTCCAGAGCCTTTAAAAGATACACTCTCAAAGGATGAAAACGTTTTCTCTGCATAATAAACTTGTCGTCTTTGTATAAAGTGTATTTCATTTTGTAACCTCATTTTTTAAAAATTTTATATTTGTATTGTTCTCTAAAAGACGTTCTATAAGTTCGCAAGTTTTATTTACCGTTGACTTACACCTTTTAGAAATTGTTAAAACCTCAAACCCGCTTATTCCATTTCTTAACTCCGTTTTTGTGAGTTTCAAGTCGCTTACGGCTTTTGCGAGTTCACACATCTCATTATATTTCTCCTAAATTAAATTATTTTTATACAAAATAGCCGCCATTTCATCACGTATCTTTTCACACTCGGCGTCAAACTCTTTCTCTTGTTCATCTGTGTAATCAGGATTTTTCTTTTCCCAGTCTTCCCAAGCCTTTGTACCTTCAATATAGTCTAATACAAGGCTTTCAAATGGTTCAAAATTAAAGTCTTTTTCCTCATATCTGCAAACTATGAAATCGTGCAGATCTTCTAACGGAATATATCGCAATTGACTTTCATATTTTGCTTTAAATTCTTTAAATTCATTTTCTAAATGATTGCAGAAATCGTTGTATTCTTCTATCGCTTTATCTTCTTCGTCGCATAAACGTTCCCACGCCAAGTCTCTTGCTCTTTCTGCTCCTTCTGCGAATTTTAATACTTCACTAAAGTTCATTTTTATCAGCTCCTATCGTAACTATTTTTAGTTACTCTGTTTTTAAAAAAATATAGATTTATTTTTCTAATATATTGTAACTTATATTAGTTACTTTGTCAAGAAAAAATTTTTATTTTTTAAAAAAATATTGTATAATATATTGAATATATTTATATGAAGGTGGTTCTTATGAGTTTTGGAAGTACATTAAAAGAAATTAGACTTAGACGTGGTGATTCTCTTAGAAAATTAGCTGATAAAATAAATTTGCCTTTTACTTTTATTAATAGAGTGGAAAAAGGAATAAATCCGCCTTCAGAAACAATGATAGAAGGACTATTAAAAGTTTATCCATTAGAAAAGAAAATTTTATCTAAAGCTTACAGTGAAGAAAAATTACCTGATAAAGTATTAAAAGAACTAGATTTTGATAATATTACTGAAGATTTTTTGGATAGTATCTTAGGATTAGTTAAAACTTTAGACACAAGTGAACAAAAGAATATTTTGAATTTAATTATTGAAAAAATTGAATATATGAGTTTCAAAAGCGGTCATTATGATGAAGTAAAAGAAATGATTGACGAAGCAAAAGAAAAAATAAATGAATTATAACTGCTTAAATAATGGAGGATGATTTTGTGGAAAAAAATAAAGAAATAGTTTTAGTATTTTATGTAAAAGGTTCTGGGAAAAAGCCTTACAGAGTTGCTTTTTGGAAAGAAGAAAATTCTAGGGATATACATAGTGGCTGTGGTTGCCCGGCAGGTAGAAGAATGCAATATTGTAAACACAGATTCCAGCTGATTGAAGGTGATTTGACTAATTTAGATGATTCAACTGAAGATGCAAAAGAAAAACTGGAAGTTTTGTATGATTGGATTGAAAATAGTGATATTGGAGATTTTTTTGAAGATTTTATTAAAGCTAAGACGGGGGAAAAAGTAAGTAAAATAGTAAATGGTATGAAATTCCACAAATCAGTAGTAACTGGAACTTATTTTGATGAATTCATACAAAAAGAAGTAAACGAATATAATCGTGTCTACTTAAATGATGAAGAACTAACTGAAAAATATGGAATTACCCACGAAGAACTCTCTCTAGAAGAATTTCTTAAATTAATTGAATCCAATATAATAGTCGTTGGAAGCCGAAAAAGAAGTTATCTTTTTGATGAAAATAGAAAGTATTATGGCACTTATAACGGAAAGAAAAAAGAATTTGAAGGATATGGATTAGTACATTTAGGCATCCATAGATACACGAAATCTCAACATTTAATTGATTGCCTTGAATACTATAAGACTGTTAATATAAAAAGTATGAATGAAAAAATGAAAGAAATTATGAAATAAAATATTTTTATGAAAAAATATAATTAATCATAAGATTTTGGGTGATAATCACGAGATATTAAAACACGCGAAAAATAAGATTAGATTAAAAAACACAACAACAAAAAAATTGTTTATGAAATTTATAGGGTTGATTTTGGTTTAAGAATATAAAAAATGGAGGAAACCAGAATGAAAAAAATTTTTGTAATTTTGACATTAGCATTTATTAGTATTAACACATTTTCAGAATCATTACATTTCAAAAACTGTAAGGAAGCACGTGCAAAAGGGTATAAAAATATTAAGAAGGGCGAACCTGGATATGCTAAACATTTAGACAGAGATAATGATGGTATAGCTTGTGAAAGAAAATAATTTAATAAAAGAGTTGTTTCATAAATTGAGATAGCTCTTTTTTTGTTTGTAAAGAAAATAAATTTACATTTTTTATTAAAAATTTTCTTGACTTAGTAACTTTTATAAGTTACAATATATACGAAATACAGAAATATTTTTTTAAAAATTATGTAACTAAATAGAGTTACTTGAAATTTTATAAGGAGGAATATATGACTGACACAAAAGTTGTTTATGAAATTTTAGATAGGCATATTAGATTGAATTATAATTCCAGGGCTGAATTTGGCAGAGAAGTAGGAATGGTAAGACAAAATGTAAATGAATTTATGTGTATTTTAAAGAAATGTCGCCCTGGAAATAGTTTTAATAAAATCTCAAGAGTGCTTGAGAAAGCTGGTTACAAAATTGAAATAAAAAAAATTACTTGATAGTCTTGATAATTTTTTTCATTAAATCAAATAATTCATCTATTTTTTTATCATTATTTTCCATAATAATTACTCCTTTCTTAAAGATGTAATTATTTTAATAATGATTGAATTACAATTCAAAAGAAAAGTAAGGAGATGTGAGATGTACAGAAAGAGTGGGAGATATAAAAATTATTGCAGAAAAAGAAAAAAACGAAAAGACAATATTCTAAAGTCTGTTATAAAAACATTAAAAGGTATGAACAGAGAAGAAAAGAAAAAACGCACAGAGTTATTTTAATTTTGGTTATTTAGTCAGCCATAAAGTCGTTTAAGATATTATGAAATATTTCTTGGTATGTATCTTCAGATAATATCTTATTTAGTTGTTTTTTCAAAAAATCTTTATCTTTTAATAATTTTGAAGTTTTGTCATTGAATTCTTTTTCAGAAATTATGTTGTTTTCAAACAGTATTTTTGCAAGTGCAGCAATTTTAATTTCTTGATAAAGATTTTCAATTAATAAATTTGCAATAATTTCGTTCATAGTATACCTCTTTCCACTCTGTGCGATATTTAGAAGTATATCACAAAAATTGATGATTCAAAAGAAAAGGAAGGAGGTGTGAGATGAAAAGATTTTTTAAATTAGGATTGCTATTTTCAATAGGGATATTACTTTATTTAAAAGAGCTAATAGCGGCATTGCTGATTTTAAAGCTGACAAATTTTGAGACAGCTTTAATATTTAGCATATCACTATTAGCAAGTACAATTAATTTGAAACACAATAAAAATTTATTTTCTTTTGTTGATAAAATTATCGTCTAAAAAATCAATTATAGCTTTAGAGAATTTATCAAGATAACTTTTTATATTTTCGTCGTCTGTATACTTGGCTATAAATGCTTCGGTAAGACTTTTTATTAAATTTGCATAAGGAATTGGAGCAACATCTAAAATAGTCAAAACAACGCACATAAAAAATATAACAAAAGTTTTATAGGAAACAAAAGTTTCTTTTCCAGCTTCATTTGGATTCGAAGATATTTCATCGTACTCTTTTTCAAATCTGGCGATTTGGTTTTCTGAAAAAGTTTCTTTTATTTCTTTTTCATAAGTTTTAAAAAAACTCCGAAATTGTTCCAACGCTTGTATTTGTTGTTGAGGATTTCTTTGAATATTATCTGCAAAATTTTGATATTGTTTTACAGTATCATAAAAGTTAGGAGTTTGTTGAAGAAATGACGAGATTTCTTTAAGTTGTTTTGCATAAACAGATAAATTTTTTAATTGCTCTAACATATTTTTATCCGGATACATAATTTTACACCTCCTTTCTTGTGTATTTAATTTTATTTGGCAATATCATTATAACTCAAAAGGAGGCAAAAATGAAATAAAGGAGGTGCGGAATGGAATTTAGAATAGAGAAATACAGTTTTATGCTTATATTATGTGCTTATCAAGCATTTAAAGTAATAAAAAACGGAGTGAATATTCCAAATATATTAATAAGCATTGGCTATATAACGGTTGCTGTAATATATTTCAAATATGAAGATAAAATAAAAAAGGCAATATATGAAATACTACCTTTTTTGATATTTTATACCTTACTTGGACTTCTTTTTGAAAGTTTTGTTGAAACCCTTTTTAGCCAAGTGAAATAAAAAATATTTTGTTACATCAAATAATAAAAAAGCACTCTGAAGAGTGCTAGGAAAAAATTATGGAAATCTATATCTTGTGTTTATTATAGCACAAATTGCTGAAAAACACAAGATGTAGGGAGAGGAAAAAGATGATAGATTTTGAATTTTTTGATAAATATTTAAATAAAGAAGAAAAAGGATTTATTGATAATACGGATAAAATTACTTTGGAAGTCATAAATTATCTCAAAAAATACAAAAGACCACAATGGTTAAAATTATTTGTAAAGACAGGTAATCGTATTAAAGGAGAGCCTTTGTATTTGTATAGAGTTGAAAAAATATGCAATTGTTGTAATTTGATTCATGAAACATTGATGACAAAGACAGTTCTTTTTGAATATTTAGAAAAAGGAAGTAAGTTTATTTGCGAAAAATGTGTTTCTAAATTAAAAGAGGAGCAAATTGAAAAGGAACAAGAAAAAGAAGTAAGAGAAAAAGACAAAACGCAAAACACTAAGAATTATATTGAAATTTTTTTGAATCCAAATAGAAGTTGGAACAAAGGGATACGTCTTTATGAAAAAATGAGATATATTTGTAATCAAAATATTAATGATGAATTGGTGTCGGAATATATAAATGATTTAGATTATTATGAATTTTTAAAAACGCCTTATTGGAAAGCAATTGCACAAAATGTAAAACAGAAATCGAAATATAAATGTGAACTTTGTAATAGTAGTGAATATTTAGTAGCGCATCATAAAACTTATGGTAGACACGGATATGAGCATTTATATTGGAACGAAGATTTAATTTGCTTATGTAGCGAATGTCACGAAAAATTTCATTTTGAATAGGAGGAAGAAATGGCAACTTTTAGAGTAAATAAAACAAGTGATTATACAGTAATATCAAATTATCATTTAAAAGAAAAAGGAATGAGTTTAAAGGCAAAAGGGCTTTTGACTTTAATGTTAAGTCTACCAGAAAATTGGGATTATTCGATTTCAGGATTAGCTTCGATATGTGCTGAAAATGAAACCGCTATAAAAACAGGGTTGAATGAGCTAAAAAAATTTGGGTATTTAAGAATATCTAAAATATTTCCAAATAAAAAACGTGGAAATAAAAAAATAGAATACGTTTATGAAATTTTTGAAAAACCTCTTAAAGAAGATAAAAGACAAGAAGAACAAAAAACAGAAGAACAAACGTTAGAAAGTCAAGCGGTAGAAAATCAAGGCATAGAAAATCTACCCCTAGAAAGTCAAGCGGTAGAAAATCAAGGACAATTAAATACTAAAGAATTAAATACTAATAAATTAAATACTAAAGAAGTAAGTACTAAAGAATATATACATGTGAAAAATGAATTTTCACGAGCGTGTGAAGAAATAAAAAGCAAATGGATAAAAATTGCTTACGAATTTGATTTATCAGGTAAACAATTAAAAATAAATGACAAGCGAAAGAGAGCTATTAACAATTTGCTAAAAGAGTATTCGCTGGAAGAAATGTTACAGGCTATGGGAAAAATCCGTACATCTAATTTCTTGCAGGGAAACAATAAAACAGGGTGGCAAATATCATTCGACTGGTTTACTAACAAATCGAATTTTTTAAAAGTACTCGAAGGAAATTATGACGACAAAGAAAATGAAAATACAGGATCTAAAAATTTTGGTAAAGGAGTTACGCAAAAATCTGAGAGACCAAAAGTCACAGCAGAAGGTCTAAAAAAATATTTTGGAGGTGCAAACTAATGACTATGGAAGAATTTAACGAAGGATTCGGAATGTTGCTTGACTATTATCCTAACACACGAGTAACGGAAGGGCTAGTAAATATTTATTTTATGGGATTAGCTGAACTTAGTATAGAGCAATTTAACTATGCAATAGGCAAAATAGTCAAGGAATATGAAGGTGATTTTATGCCAAAAGTCACAGTAATTTTAAAATATGCTAAAGATTCAGATTTGGAACAGCAAGTATTCTATGCCAAGAAATTGCTAAAAACAGCAATGTATAAAAACGGCGGAAAAGGAATGATATGTTTTGAGGATAAGGGGCTGCATGCTGTGGTTGATTACGTTGGCTGGAATAGATTGTGCACGATGAAAGATGACGAGTTTGACAGTTTTCTGAAATGGGAATTTGACGGAATATACAAAGGATTCTGCGAACATCCTTATGAGACTTCTGATTATTACAGAGGATCAAGTCAGTTGCTTGGGCAAACAAAACCTAGAATGATAAGCTATAGGGATGCCAAGATTGGAAATACAGAAAATATGAATTTTATAAGGCTTGAATATAAAAGCATTGTCGCACAGATTGAAAATAAAGTTGATTTGTCGGAAATAAAAAATAGAATGCTGATAGGAGGATAAATGCAAAAATTACAGGAAGAAAAGAAAAGGCTGGAAAGCAACAATGAAATTCTGAAAGAACAAAACAAAATTTTGAATGAACAGATGATGAAAAAATCTGAAAAGATAAAACAAAATGGTGTTCAGATAGAGAGTAACAACAAGAGAGTTAGGCAAATTGAGAAGATTTTGAAAATTAAGATAAAAAAAAATAAACAAAGTATATAAAATCAGGAGGAAATAAAATGTTAGGAAACAACGTAGTAGACTATATGATAAACAGCTGTAAAGGAGCATACAATTTAGAAAATGCGAAATTAATTAAAAAAAATGTGGAAGACAAGAAAGTTCAGTTTGTATTCAAGAGAAGTGATTTAAAATTAAACATAGAATTTGCGAATGATAAAATTTCAGGAATTATATATAATAATTTCTTAACTGATTCACAAAGGGAAAATGTAACGGAATCTGAATATTGTACAAGATTGAATGAAATGCTTGAAATAACAGATATTGATGATATAAATAAACTTGATGAAATTTCAAGAAAGATCATCAAAAAAATAAATTCAGAAAAGTTATTTGGAGAAAATTCAAAGAAATTGCTTTTGAACAGAGAAGACAGAGAAAAACTTGTAAAAATAAAAAGATTTTTCGGAGCAGAGCCACAACTGCTGAAACTTTATGAAGAAATTGAAGAGCTGCAAACAGCATATAGAAATTACAGAAAAACATTTTACAAGGACAAACAAAATCTAATTGAAGAAATAGCCGATTGTTTTGTTGTAGCTTTACAAATCAACAAAGTAAAATTGGTTAAAAATGTTATTAAAGGCTTGATTGACAACACTAAAATATTCAAGACTGAAATGATTGAAAAAATCATAAGAATGGTTAAGTTTAAAATCAATCGTACAGTTGAAAGAATTGAAAAAGGGCAATACGGAACATATAAAATTGAATATAAAGTAACTAGAGCTACACAGAAAGTCGTCAGCGAAAAAAAAGAAGTTGAGGTAGTAAATTCTCCAGCGAAATCATTTAGTGTTGCGGAAAGCAAGAAACATAGCTGTGAGGAAAAAGAAAAAACAAAAAAAGAGAACAAGGTTTTTGAATTTGTGAAAAAGAATGAGCCATATTACTATAGGTCAAAAGAGGTGCAGTCTGGTACAAAAATACATCCAACTGAATGTACAGAAATAGTGAGAGAATTGATTGACAGGGGGAAAATAACAGTTATAAAAAAAGGGAGAGACGGTATATACGGAGCAACACTTACAACCGTTCAGGAAGCAGAGGTAACTGAGTAATGGCAATAAATGCAGGGAAAAAATTTGAAAACGACTTTAGGAATAGCGTTAATACAGATGAGATATTTTTGCATAGATTTAAGGATGGAACAACAGGAACTGTAAATGGACAAATGATTAGATTCAAAAATAAAAACTTGTGTGATTTTCTGCTTTTCAAGGACGGCTTGCTTGTCCTTGCTGAGTTGAAATCCTTTTTAGGTAAGTCAATGCCGTTTTCTAATATCAAAAATACAGTTGACGAACAGCAGACGTTTTTGTACAATTTGCGGCTTGAGGCAAAGAAAAATAATGTAAAAGCGTATATGATATTAAACTTTAGGGATTTGTCAGAGACGTATGCAATAGATATTCATAATTTTGATGAATTTTACAAAATGACGAATAAAAAAAGTATCAGCATAGATGAAGCAAGACAACTGGGAAAGCAGTTATCTCAACAAAAGAAAAGAACAAGATACAGATATGAAATTAGTGATTTATTCAATTAGGAGGAATAATGGGTAAAAGATTAGCGAAAAATAGAGTTAGAAGTATTTTAGAAGAATATCCAGAAACACGGAATGCTGAAAATCCAGACACATATGTTATGTGCTTAATATTGGTTGAGGACGGAATAATAACGCAGGATCAAGCGGCAAAGATATATGACGGATATTCAATTAACAACATAGTTAAAAGTCGTCAGAAAATCCAAAATTCAGACAAGGAATATGAGCCAAACGAGGAAACTAAAAAGAAAAGGTTTGTAGGATATATGAATTTTAGGCATGCTTGGCGGAAAGGAAACTTGGATGTCTAAGAGGATGAGCAGAGAAAACCAAAAATTAATTTACTGGTTCATAGACTGCTATGCCTATCATTTGAAAGGTGTAGATATAAATTGGCAGACTAGCAAGCAAAAGCCTGCCATTTCCGATTATTTTTTATACAAAGCAAAGGAAGACTTGAAGAAACTTTACATCAGGCACAGTGGCAAGAATATAAAGGGATATGAGCCTTTCAGAAATATGGAGAGCAAGCTAAAAGACAGAATTGGAGATATAATTGACAAGAATTATACGAAAGAGAGCAAAATTAATATAATCACAAATAATTTAATGGATTTTGTAACTGACGAGATTCAAATGTTGTTTATAAAACTGAACGATACTTTTAGCTTGGCACTTAAATTAATGACCAATACTGAAGCTGTGGCGTTTACTAATTTCTTATTTGATTATTTTCTCCAAAATGATATAGCAATGTGGGAAGAAATGCAAATGTTATATAAACAGCAGAATGAAGAAAAATATATTTATACGAAATTAAAATATAAACGTTGTGCGGTATGCAATGGAACTCCAGTTGACTTTGAACATTGGCAGTCGGCTGGAAGTTTGGGAGGTTATGCGAATGATAGAGGACAGGGAAGATATATTTCACTTTGTAGACAACATCATACCGAAAAGCACGATATTGGAGTGGAAGCATTTGAAAGAAAGTATGATGTGAGGGGTATTTATTTGAATGACGAACAAATAAAAGAACTGAAGAAAATTTATAAAAATCATTTTAAGGCATTTAAGGAGGAAGTATGATAAAAGTATATTTATTAGTCACAACAATTTTTTTAGAAATTTTATTTATACAATTTGAATTGGATGAACTACAAAATTGGTATAAAGCAATCAAGGATCAAATGTTTGGAGATTTTAGTACTAGAGAAAAACAAAGAAAATACGCAAGAAAAAAAGCAGCAAAAAATATATTCAAAATATTGATTGTGGGTTTGCTAGTGTTATTCGGAATTTCGTTTTTGAAATAGTTCAGTTGCAGAAAGTCGTTTTGGCTGTAACAATAGTTTGAAATGTAGTGTTTATAAGAAAAAATGGCAGTCGCAAAAAGTCGTTTTTATTAGAAATATGAATTTTTATAAAACCATTTTGTTGAAGTCAACAAAAAGCATATTGCTGATGTCAGCAAAATGGTATTAAGAACGTTTGGATGATGTCGAGAAAACGATAAAATTTAGGAGGATTTGAAATGAAAAAAATATTATTAGGAATTGCAATTTTAGGATTATTAGGAAGTTGTGCAAGATGGGAAGATTCTAAAAAGGACTATGAAAGTGATACAAAAGGTTTAAAAAGAATGGTGCAAATTTATACTCTTGATGGAAAATTGCTAAAAGAATATAAGGGGATGATAAGAGTAAGAGATTCAGATGAGAGCGGTAGAATATCGTTAAATTTAATAAGCGAAAACAATCGTAGAGTTACAATTGATAATGCAATCGTGATAACAGAGGAGGAATAAATGGAAATAATAATGAGAATGATAAGCGGATTAATCACAGTAACAACTACTTTAGTGCTGGTAAGATACATATATGGATTAGTTATTGTATATAAAAACAAGTTAAAAACATTTAAATTTAGTATAAGCAATATAATAATATTTTTAGTTGCTACAATAATAAATTTATTTGTGATTTACGGATTGGTTTGGATTATAAGTTTTTTTGCGATTAGAGTATAAAGTGGTATAATTAACTATAATAAAAAGGTGTTTAAGGAGGATAAAAAATGAGTGATGTTCTAAGAGAGAAAAAAGGAGCGAGCAAATGGGGAGATTATGATGTTTATGATTTAATGAGTAACAAAAAGCTTTTTTATGAAGATTTAACAGATTTTGGTTGGGAGGAATTTTATAAATTTAAAAAAGATTTTCTAAAAGAACGCTTTCCAGAAAAATTTAAAAATAAACAAGAGATTGTGCTTTTAAAAGAAGAATTTACAGAAGAAATGGAATTAGAATTGATAAGAGAATTTACAGAGAAAGCGATTCGAGAAGAAGGGGAAAGATTTCTTGAATTTGCAGCAAATTATCTAGAAGAAAAAGAAAAACAGGAACAAAAGCAAAAAGAAGTGAACGAAAAACATCAAAAAAGTTTATTGTTTAAAATTTTTTTCAAGAAAAAAACAGAGCTCAAACACTTGAAAAAACTGACAAAATAAGGTATAATAAAGGAGTGATAAAATGCTTAGTAAAGAGCAGATAAGTCAAATTGAAAATGATAAAAATATATTTTTTTGCGTTGTGGAACTACTCAAAATAATTTCGATGAAAGGAGAAGTCAAAGTGACTTTTAAATTCAAAGATAAGAAATTAAAAGGGAGAGAACTATGGCGTGATACAATAGAATAAAGACAAGAGCAAAAAGTTTGTGAGTCGATTTATATATAGATTGGAAACAGTCTATTTATAAGTCGGCTCTTTTTTTGTCTAAAAATCAAAGAAAGGGATAACAAATGTTGATTATATTATCGATCGCAAGTTTTATTATTAATATAGCAGTAATATTAATATTATTTCAAATTATTTGTTATGGGACAAAAAAATACATAAAAGAAAGAATCAAAAGAAATTTGGGACTCTTAGACAAATTAGAAGAGATTGAAAAAGATATAGACAACAAGATAGATGGATTAAAGATAATGATATATGATAGATATCTTGACAGGTGTAGAGAAGGAATGAAGAAACAGAGAGAAGAAGACAAAGGATTAAGAGATAAGCTCACAGAAATAGAGAGCAAATGTTCAAAATAGTGAGCATATCAAGTCAAGGTTAAAGCAAAAACAAAGAAAAAAATGAAATTTTGATTAAAAAGGTACTTCTGAGGGGTCAAAAAAGAGCGAACGGGTTCGAAGCCCCAGAAAAAATATGTACGACGACTTTTTTTTGTTTAATGTCGTGTCGGAAAGGGATAAATAAAAATGAAATGAAGATAGATAATGAAACGATTGTTAGTTTAAAAATATTATCAAAAATGATAGGTTTGAGCGAAAGGCAAATACAGAGACTCGTTAAAGAAGGTGTAATAAAGAAAAACGACAACGGGAAATATTTACTAGTTGAAAGTGTGCAAGGGTATTTAAGTTATGTGGCAGATAAAAATGATACAAATGTGGACTTGAAAGACGAAAAAATCAAGGAAGAGATAAAGAGAATAAAAAAAGACACAGAATTAAAAGACCTAAAAATCAAGGAAACTAAAAATCAATTACATTTAGCAACTATCGTCGAAAAAGTGATGACTGATATGCTTATGAATATTAAAGGGAAACTGCTTTCTATATCTAGTAAGGTAGCGCCAGCTGTAATTGCAGCGGATAATCTTGGGGAAATTCAGGATGTTATTCAAGATGAAATATTTGAGGTTTTAGAGGAACTTAGTGAATACGATCCAGATATGTTTAAAAATAATAAAATTTTTATAGAAAACGAGGAAGATATGGAAGTGAAAGTTGAAAGTGAAAAAAGAATTAGAGGAAGACCTAAAAAGAACAGTTAAATTATTTAAAAAAATTGCTTTGGTTTTAAAGCCACCACCAAAATTAACAATTGATACTTGGGCGGACATGTATAGAGTTTTATCAACTAAAAGTTCGGCAATTCCAGGAAAATGGAAAACTGATAGAGTGCCATTTCAAAGAGAAGTAATGAGAGCAATCTCTGACAAGAATACAGAAAAAGTTGTGATGATGTATGGCGCTCAGTTATCGAAAACAGAAATTCTGATGAATACTGTCGGATATTTCATGGATTATGAGCCATCTCCTATTATGTTCTTAATGCCTACAAAAGACATGGCAGCTGATTTTTCAACGACAAGACTTAATGACATGATTCAATCGACCCCGCAGCTTAGGAGTAAAGTTATTGAAAGTTCCGATGCTAGAGATACGAAAAGGCAAAAAGAGTTTTCTGGCGGATATATTGTTTTAACTGGGAGTAATTCAGCTTCAGAATTAGCAAGTAGACCGATCAGAGTTTTATTAGCAGATGAAATTGACCGTTTCCCTCGGAGTGCTAAAAAAGATGGAGACCCATTGAATTTGGCGATTGAAAGGGTAAAAACTTGGGCAAACAGCAAAATAGTTTTAACAAGTACACCAACGATTAAAGGCGGAAGTAGAATAGAACTCGAGTATGAAAATAGTTCTAAAGATGAATACTATATTCCTTGCCCAAAATGCGGAAAAATGCAAACTTTAAAATGGGGAAATATTATTTTTGAAGATGTGTCGCATAAATGTGAGAAATGTATGGAAACTTCAACAGAGTACGAGTGGAAACGAAACCTTATTAAAGGCGAATGGAGAAGTACTAATCCTGAAGTAGACCCACATATTTCAAGAGGATTTCATGTATCAGAGTTATATAGTCCGTTTACCAAATGGGCTAGCATGATTCGTAAATTTAGAGCAGCAAAAGGCGATGAACAGCTTATGAAAGTATTCGTAAATACAGCTCTTGGGGAATGTTGGGAAGAAAAAGTTGAAAGATTTGATTTTGAAAAAATACAAGCGAGAGCTGAGGATTATGGAGAATATATAAACGAAGAAGATGGTACGATAAATGATATTGAAATACCTGATAAAGTTACTGTATTAACTGCTGGAGTGGATGTTCAAGACAATAGGCTTGAAGTTGAAATTGTTGGATGGGGATCAGGAGAAGAAAGCTGGGGGATTTATTATAAAGTGATTATGGGAAACCCTGCGTTGCCGTATGTGTGGAATACGTTGGATGAATTTCTTATGAGAGATTTTGAATATCAGAATGGAGAGAAAATAAGAGTCGCTTGTACTTGTATTGATACAGGTGGACATCATACTGATGATGTTTACAGGTATGTAAAAGCAAGAGAACAGTTGAATATTTTTGGAATAAAAGGAAGTGGAGAAGCTGGAAGACCTCTTATTTCACGACCTAGCAAAAATAATAAAGGTGGAATTTCCTTGTTTGTCTTGGGAGTTAATACTGGAAAGGATACTATAATGAGTAATCTTAAAGTAACAGAACCAGGAGCTAAGTATATGCACTATCCAAACGACCCTAAACGTGGATATGATGAAGTTTATTTCAAGGGACTTACTTCTGAAATAAAAGTTGTTACATTTAGCAAAGGGCAAGCTAAAATCGAGTGGAAAACAATTGGAGATAAAAGAAATGAACCTTTGGACATTCGGAATTATGCACAAGCAGCACTAAGAATAGCGAATCCTAACTTAAATATACGGTATTCAACGGATGTACTTAATAATTTTAGGACACAACAAAGAAATAGCGGTAGACGAATAATTCGTAGCGGAATATAGGGAGGTAAAAATGTATAGTGTAGAGACTTGCAAAGAAATGATAAATTCATATATTGAGGCTGAAAAGTCTGTATTGTTGGGACAGAGCTATAAAATTGGAAGCAGAGAATTGACTAGGGCAGACTTAACCGAAATTATAAAAGCTAGACAATTATGGGAGCATAATTTAACACTTGCACAAAACAGTGGACGGCGTACACAGTCTGTACAGGTTATAATAAGAGATTTGTAATAGTTAGGAGGTGAAAATGATTGAATTTATTTGATAAGGCAGTAGGAGTATTTAATCCAGAAAAAGCATTAAAGATGGCTGGAGCAAGAGAAAGGCTAAAGCTGTTTAACCAAAATCAAAAAATAATGAATAAAGGTTATGGAGAACATGGGGCGAGTACCCGTAAAAAATCTTTGAGAGGATGGTTTGCTTCTCTCGGTGGAGTAAAGAATGACATTTATAACTACCGTGAAAAACTCGTGGCACGTTCCAGAGATTTGTATATGGGAGCACCTCTAGCTAATGGAGCTTTGAATACAATGAAAATGAATGCTGTTGGTTCAGGATTAAAATTAAAATCAAGTATTGATTCAGATATTGTAAACTTATCCGAAGATGAGATAGAAACGTTAGAAACTAAAATTGAAAAAGAATTTAATTTGTGGAGTAATTCTAAAATAGATCAAACAGGTTTACTTAACTTTTATGAAATTCAAGATTTAGTTTTCTTAACAACATTGTTAAATGGAGAATGTTTTGTTCATTTGAATTATTTTGAAACCCAAGAAAATCCATATAGCTTGAAATTATCTATAATTGAACCTGACAGGGTGAATACTCCGAGCAACAAAACGAGCGATACTTCTATTGTCCAGGGAGTACAATTAGACAAAAATGGACGTATTAATGGTTATTATATTCAAGAGCATAATCCGAATGATGAAATCAGAGGCATGAATCAGTATAAATATGTAAAAATGTATGGAAGTGAAAATCAGTTAAATATAATTCATTTAACAACTGCGGAGCGTCCAGGACAGGTAAGGGGTGTACCGATATTAGCTCCTGTAATGGAAAGCTTGAAACAGCTCGATAGATACACAAATGCAGAATTAACAAGCGCAATCATCAGCAGTATGTTTACAATTTTTATTGAATCGTCTGATATACCTCAAACAAATCCAGGGGATTTATCGAACGTCGAACAAAAAGATGCCATAGCAAACGAAGAATCTGGAACGCTGGAGCTTTCAAGCGGGGCAATAGTATCTCTTAACAAAGGCGAAAAAGCGACATCAGTAAATCCGGCAAGACCTAATGCACAATTTGACCCATTTATGACAGCTATAATACGGCAAATTGGAAGCAGCTTGGGCATTCCTTATGAACTTATGATAATGCACTTTACAAGCAGTTATTCGGCGAGTAGAGCAGCTTTATTAGAAGCGTGGAAGACTTTTAGAAAAAAGCGTGAATGGTTTGCAAAAAATTTTTGTCAACTTATTTATGAAGAGTGGCTAAGAGAGGCTGTTTTGCTTGGAAGAATAGAAATAAAAGATTTTGAAAATGACATTTTGATTAGAAAAGCATACAGTAATGCAATTTGGAGTGGAACTTCGCAAGGACAGTTAGATCCTATAAAAGAGGTTAATGCGGCAATTTTGAGAATAAACGCTGGATTATCTACAAGAAGTCGTGAAACTATCGAATTAAATGGAGGAGATTTTGAGCAAAATATAAAAATACTGGCAAAAGAACAAAAAATAGCAAATGAGAAAGGAGTGATTTTGGATGGGACAATCTATACCGAACCACCAAACGATGAACCAGGGGAATAAAACTATATGGAATTTAGTCAAAAACGATGATAAAAGTGCTGAATTAATGCTTTATGGAGATATAGCTGAGAGTTTTTGGGGCGATACGATAAGCGCTAAAGAAGTAACGGAATATTTGGCTGACTTAGATGTAGAAAACATTGATGTTTATATTAATTCAAACGGCGGAGTAGTCGATACTGCTATTGCAATTAATAACGCTTTGAGAAGACACAAAGCTAAAGTAACTGTAAATATTGACGGTATTGCAGCAAGTGCAGCCACTTTAATCACATGTGCTGGAGATATAGTTAGAATGCCTAAAAATGCTTTGTTTATGATACACAATCCCTCAACAATTGCAATGGGGGATTCAGAAGAGATGAGGAAACAGGCAGATGTGCTTGAGAAATACAAAAATTCAATAACGGAAACCTATTTGCAAAAGGTTAATATTGATAAAGAGAAATTATCAGAATTAATGGACAACGAAACTTGGTTAAACGCCGAAGAAGCATTGGAATATGGATTTATTGACGAAATAACTGAAAATACAGATATTCAAGTAGTTGAAAATAAGGTAATTTCTAATAACATGGTATTTAATATGGCGGAGTTTAAAAACTTTAATGTTGATAAAAATAAAAAAAATAATGGAAAAGGAAGCGGAAAAATGACAAAAGATGAAATAAAAGCACAATTTCCTGACATTTATGCCGAAATTGTAAATGAAGGAAAAGAAATCGGAGTAAAGGAAGAAAGAATAAGGATACAGGAAATTGAGAATTTAGGATATAACCACGAAGTAGTTGATAAAGCTAAATTTGAAGAGCCTAAAAATGCTAGAGATTTAGCATTGGAAATTGTAAGTTTAATGAAACAGGAAAATCAAAATAAACTTAACAGAATACAAGATGAAGGGAAACCACTTAACAATACGCCGAAAGGTAATGATGATGGGGTTAATGATGAGCAAAAAGCAGCAAATAAAATTTTAGCATTTTTTAAGAAAGGTGGTAAATAAATATGAAATATGATTATACAAATGAGTCAGATCATTTAATTGTTGGCAAAAAAGAGCTAGTTGTAGCAGAGCTTATTTTACAGGTTGGAAAAACTGTAAAAAGAGGGGATATTGTGGATAAAGATGGTGCAATAATAACTGATACTGGAAAAGTATTCGGAATTGTTACAAGAGCTGCCGATGCAACTGGAGCTCCAACAAAAACAACTGTTTATACTGAAGGGGAATTTAATATTGAAAAAGTAAATTTCGGTACAGCAACAAAAGAAAAAGTAATTGAGTTATGTAGCGACAGAAATATTTATTTAAGAACATTAGGAGGTAAGGAATAACAATGAGCATGAATTTAGATTTGAGTTTAAGAACATTATTTTTAGTAACAGAGGCAATGCCGAGACCAAGAACATTTTTATTTGACACGTTTTTTGGAAACAGAGAAAATTTGGATACTGAAACAGTAACTATTGAATTTAAAAATGGTAGAAGATTGATGGCTCCATTTGTCGATAGATATGTTGACGGAGAGGAAATGCCAAAAGATACATTTTCAGGAAGAACATTCAAACCTTATGCAGTAGCTCCTAAAAAGACGTTTCATGCAGATGAACTGACCTTTGAAAGATTGCCAGGAGAAAATCCGTTTTCACGAAGTGATCCTGATACAAAAAGACAGAAAAAAATTGCCGAAACTTTGCAGGAACAAAGCGAACAGATTGCAAGGCGTTGGGAAGCGATGGCGGCTGAAACATTATATAAATTACAAACTACAATTGATGGAGAAGGAATATCAGACACAATCAAATATTATGATAACTCTTCTACGGAACATCATACAACCGTTGCTTCAACTTGGGACAATGCTAATTCTGACCCAATAAAAGATATAAAGGCTGTATTAAGTGAAATTAATAAAGCTGGAGGAACTAGACCAGACGCGATAATTCTTGATCCGTTGGCATCGGAATTATTTATTAATAATAAAGCTGTACAAAATACGATGAATCTTAGAAATGCTTTTTTTGGGGGCATAAGACCTGAAGTTGAGGGTGTAAATGGTGCGAGTTATATTGGCACATTGACTGGATTAGGAATTGATGTTTTTGAATATCAGGAATATTACGATTATGTGGATAAAACTACAAAACAAACTAAAACAAAAGCAATTATTCCAGACTATACAGCTTTATTTGCACCGAAAGGCAACTTAGTAAAATTTGGAGCTGTAAGTACAATTAATGATGGACTTTTGGAAGGGGATTTGATTCCTAGAACTCACACAAAGGAAGAAAACGATACTATCACAATCCGTACAATGTCAAAACCAGTAACAATTCCTTTGAACACAAAATCATTGAAAGTTCTAAAAGTTAAGTAGGTGATGATTGATGGCAGCGTATATAGTTAAAGAATCGTTTATTTATGGTGGGAAAATACAAAATATCGGCGAAGAAGTTCAAATACTGGAAAAAGATGTGATTGAAAATTGTATCGATAGAGGACTGATAGAGAAAAAAGACAATAAAAAAGCAGACACAAATGACATTCCCAGAGAAACGGGAGTGTCAGATTCTGAATCTAAATCAGATAAAAATAAGAAAAAGTAGGCAAAAAGAATGAATTTTAAAGATATTTTAGAAAATGATATACAAAATACATTTTTAAATTCAGAAGAATTTGGAGAAACACATAATTTAAATGGTATTGATGTTATTTGTGTGACAGATGAGGACAGTTTTCAAGAAAAGGAAATTAGTGGGAAATTAACAATAGAAAGCGGATTTTACAAGGAAGGGATTACAGTGTTTATTGACAAAAGATATTTGAAGTATAAGCCTGAAGGCAATATGAGGATAGATTTTGACAATAAAGAATGGGTGGTTGAAAACTGTAAAGAGAACTTTGGCATGTATGAACTTGATTTGTATAGATTCACTGATTATTAGGAGTTGATTTAGATGTTTACGATTCAATTTGATGAAAGTGTCCTTAGTGACATAGAGAATAAATTTGTTAAGTTTCCACAACAAGCTCCAAGGGCTTTGGCAAGTGCTTTGAATAGGGTTTCAACTATGAGTAAAACTCGTATGGTTAGAAATGCAACTAAGACCTATACGGTTAAATATGGGGATTTATTAAGCGGATTGACTATGAAAAGAGCTAATCCTGGTAAGCTTATGGCTGAAATCAATTTTAATGGAGGTTATTTGGGATTAGACCATTTCCAGTTGAATCCGAGTACAAGAACAGGCAGAACATCAGTAACGGCTACAGTAAAGAATGGTAATGGGATAATGCTTAATGATAAAACATTTATAGCATATAAAGACGGTCATTTAGGGGCATTTGAAAGAGAAGGAAGTGGACGATTGTCAATCAAAAGAAAATATGGACCGTCTGCTCCGCAAATGTTAGGACCTACAACGTGGTTACCTGATCTCAATGAATTTATGTCTCAAAAGTTAAATGAAAGGTTTGAACATGAGTTGAATAGGCTCTTGTCAATGTAATTTATGAGTATTAAAGTTATTGAAAAAAGTTTGTATGACTTTTTATGTGAAGAATTTAAAGATACTGATTATCAGATATTCCGAGGGGCGTTGCCAGTTAGGAGATACGGTGAAATTGACAAAAATACAGGACAGAAAAAGCCGTTTTTCCCTTGTGTGACATTAAGGGCTTTGAGTTCTAGGCAAGTTACAGAAGGAATGGATAGTTATGATTGTGACGCTACTTTTGAAATAATAGTTGGTACTAAGAATGAAGATTATATTGATAATCTTTACAAAGGTGAAGAAATTAGAAGTAAACTTTTGACTAAAGTTTATGACGAAAGAGGTTGGGCAATACGGGAAGATAAAGAATTTAAGTGTGATTTATATAGTGACGAGTTCGGAGATTTTATATTTTCGAGAATTACATTTACAGTTTGGGATTATCCTGTTGAGCCTGAAATTTTGAAGGAGGAATAATGGAAGATAAAAAGCAATATATTTATTTAGGAGATACGCTTGAATTTAAAGATATTAGATTTACAAAAGGTGTTATTTACTATAGTAATGAAGTGATTGAAGAAAAATTTGAGAAATATCCACTTTTGAAAAGAACTTTGGTGGATGTTAATCAAGCTAGTGAAGCATTACAAAACGAAAAATTGCTTGAAACGGTAACACAGCAAATTAAAGACCAAATAAGGGAGGAGGCTGAATAATGGGTTATAAACATGGAACTTATCAAACTGAGACATCAAGTGACATATCACTACCAATAGTGCTTGATTATGGGCATTTTATCGTAGGGACTGCGCCGATTAATAAAGTAAAAAAAGAAAACAGAAGAGTGAACGAGATTGTAAGATTAGGAACTTATAAAGAAGCTATTCAGTATTTCGGGGACACTTACGACTTGGATTTTTCGATTTCACAAGCTATAAAAGTGTTTTTTGAACTATATAAAGTAGCGCCGCTTTACGTTGTGAATATCTTAGATCTTGAAAAACATAAAACAGTTAAAAAAACTCAAAATGATTTAAGTTTAACAAATGGTAAAGTTGTTATTCCGAATCATAAATTGATAACAGATACATTAGTAGTTAAAGAAAATGCAACATCACAAGTTATTTCGGACGCTGTAACGATGTGGACAGATGAAGGACTTGAAATATATGCTAAGCCATCAAATGGAACTAAGATTGATATTGAATATGAAGAAATTGACTTGTCAAAAGTAACAAAAGCACAGGCTTTAGGTGGATATGATATTTCAACAATGAAAAGAACAGGGCTAGAGTTATTAGATGAAGTTTATTTGAAATATTCAGAATTACCAGCTTTCATTGATATTCCAGATTTTTCAAGTGATAGTGAAGTTGCTGCGATTATGCAAACAAAAGCTAAAAATATAAATGGGAATATGTTTGAGGCAGTTGCGTTGATTAATGCACCGATAGACAAGCCTTATGATCAAATTCCAAAATGGAAAGATGATAATAACGTTAACGGAAATGACCAAATTGTGTTATATGGGACATTGGGATTGGCTGGTAAAAAATATATTCAGTCTATTCAGTATGCTGCTTTGTCATTATCAGTAGATAATGAAAATGGTGGAGTTCCATCACAAACTCCGTCTAATTTTTCGTATAAATGTGACAGTTTGTATTGGAAAAATTCGAGTGGAAATCTTGAAGAAATAATCTTAGATAAAGAGCAACAAGCTAACTTACTGAATAAAAACGGAGTAGTAACTGCTATTAATTTTAAAGGTTGGCGTTGCTGGGGGTCTGAAACTGCACTTAATCCAATGGCAACAGATCCGAAAGACAAATTCATATACACTCGTAGAATGTTTAAGTATATAGGGAACGAGCTGGTTATAAGCTATTTTGACAAAGTGGACAAGAAATTCTCTAAAAAATTAGCCGAAACAGTAACAAAATCAATGAATATTAGATTAAATGCTATTGTAGCTAGAAATGATTTGTTAAGTGCAAGTGCTGCTTTATCGGCTGAAGATAATGACACAATTAATGTTATTAACGGGGATATAACTTGGGTTATTAAATTGGGAGTAATTCCTGGTATGAAATCAGCAACATTTAAGAAAAAATACGATGCAGACGCATTAACTGAGTTTGCAAACAGTTTAGGAAAATAGGAGGATAAAGAATGGCTAAAAAGAAACTGCCTTTAGGAATCGTTGACGCTGACCTTTATGTCAATGGTTCAAACGCATTAGAAGGAGTTGGAGTAGTAGAACTTCCAAACGTAGAATCAGCAACAATAACAACTGAACAATTTGGTATGGCTGCTGAATTTGAAGCTCCATTGATTGGACATTATAAAAAAATGTCATCAAAAGTAAAAATGGATAGTATGAACGACACATTATTAAATTTTAATAATAATGACTCAATCACACTAGAGTGCTTGGGAGCTTTGCAACAGTTAGATAGAATGACGCACTCACCAAAAATAACTGGTGCAGATGCAACATTAAAGGGATTTATCACAAAATTTGATGGTCCAAAAGTTGAAAACGGTAAAAAATTTGAAGGTTCGTTTGATTTGAGTATAACTTATTATAAATTAACAATAAATGGTAAAACAATCATTGAAATCGATGTATTGAACGGAATTTCAAATGTAAACGGAAGTTTTAACAATATCATAAGACAATTATTAGGACATATTTAGGAGGAATAGAATGATTATAAAATTAACAAAAGAATATGAATTAGGAAGTAAAAAATACAAAGAAATAGATTTAAAACTGGATAATTTAACAGGAGCAGATTTATTAGAATGTGGAAAAGATTATAAATCAAGAATGAAATCTAATGCTGAAAACTTTAAAGATTTTGATGACGCTTGGGCTTTGACTGTAGCTGAAAGGGCATCAGGTATTAAATATGGACATTTAATGACTTTAGGTGCTGAAGACTTTTTGAAAGTGGTAAATCAAACTAAGAGTTTTTTAGTAAAAGGTTGGGGAACGGACGAAGACAAGGACGAGAAAGCTCCAACAGAAGCATAATAGATGACTTTTTAGACTTAATCACGGATTTGCTGAGCGGACTTAACTATTTTAAAATGAATATCAGTTATGAAACGCTTATGAAATGCACATTTGATGAGCTGGATTACTGGATAGCAAGGGCTAATAAATTGATTGAGGAAGAAAAGATAAGACAAGAAGAAAGTGAATAAAAAATGGGGATTAGTCATCCCCGCCAATGAAAATTGATAAAAATTTAAACAGAACTACAATAAGAGCTATGACTGTAATTACAGGACTTATGGTAAACATAAATGATAGAAATATAAATAAGAAAAATAATGACGGAATAGATACAACTAGACCAAATAATATTATCAAAATTATTTCTAGCGGAGTATATCTTTTATCTGATTTATTAATTTTCATAAAAATCACCTCTTTAATATATTATACCATATTTGAGAGAAAAGGAGGAAAATTGTGGCAAAAAATTTGGAGCTGAACATAGTTCTGGGTGCGGCAGTAGCTAGTGCTATTAACGGAATGAGCCAAGTTGCAAACGCTTTGAAAAGCACGACAAAATCTGTCAAAGAATTTGAAAAACAAATCAAAAGTATGGAGAAAGCACAAAAAGCATTTCAAAATATGGACAAGGCTCGTGATGGATTAAATAAAATTAATTCAGAGTATAAAAAGGCTGCTGAACATTTGCAAAAATTGAAAGCCGAATACGAAAGAACTGGAAGCAGTAATAAACAATTGGCTAAGGAAATAGAACAGGCTGAAAAAAATGTTGGAAAATTGAATAAGCAAAAAGAACGACAGCAACATGCATTTGAAGCTGCTAGAAGTAAGATAGAAGCAGAAGGCGCTAGTTTATCTAACTACAGAAACAAGGTTCAGGAAGTTGAAAAAGAAATTGAAAAAATGAATAAACTGAAAGAAGCTCAAAAAAGATATGACGCTAGGCAAGAAACCGTCGGTAAAATGAAAGACTTTGGGGATAAGCAAATAATGCAAGGTGTGGGAATGGCTGGAGCTTTGGCTGTTCCTGTTAAATTAGCAGTTGATTTGGAAAATGCTCAAGCAGACTTAAAAAAAGTTGCTGATTTTAGTTCGAAAGAAATGGAAACAGGATTTTACAAAGCAATGAGGAACTTTAGTGAAAACAGTCCATTGTCTCAAGTAGAATTATTTCAAATTGCGGGAGCAGGAGCTCAAGCGGGAATAAAAACAGATGAATTAGAAAGATATACTAAAGACGCTGCTAAAATCAAAGTTGCATTTGACATGAATACCGAAGCGGCTGGGAACTTTTTAGCAAAAACTAGAGCACAACTTAATTTAGACCAAAATGGAGTAATGCAATATGCTGATGTAATTAATTATTTAGCGAATACCGTGGCTGTAACAGCTCCAGAAATTGCTGATATTTCAAGCAGAGTTGCTGGATTAGGTGGAATGGCTGGTATTTCTAAAGAAGGAGTCGCAGCATTAGGAGCAAGTTTAGTATCATTTTCTGTTCCATCTGAAGTTGCGGCTACTGGATTAAAAAATATATCACTAGGATTAATGGCTGGAAGTTCGGCAACAAAAAGTGCAAGAGCAGCTTTCAAATCTTTAGGATTAGATGCAGAAGATGTAGCGAAAAGAATGACAAAAGATGGAGAAGGTACATTAATTGATGTTTTTCAAAGAATAAAAAAACTTCCAAAGGATGTACAGGCGGCGACACTTAAAAATTTATTTGGTAAAGAATCTATTCAATCAGCCTCTGAACTGGCAAACCATATTGATGAAGTCAGTAAAAATATGAAAAATGCTCATGACAGAGCAAAAACAGCTGGAAGTGTCGATAAGGAATACAATCAAAGGTTAAAGACAATGGGAAACGCCTTTTCAACTTTAAAAAATAGAGTTGTAAACATGGGTGTAGATTTAGGTTCGGCATTAGGACCAAGTTTAGTTCAAGTTGCAAATTCGATTGGTCCACTTATTACTAAATTTTCTCAGTTAATACAAAAACATCCACAATTAACTGCAAATATTCTAAAAGCTGTAGCTGGATTCGCAGCATTTAAAATAGGGCTTGGAGGATTGGCAAAAGGATTTGCACCAGTTTTTAGTGGAATATCAAAAGGAATGCTGATATTTGACAAGTTTAAAACGGCTGGAAGTTTTGCAGAAGGATTTAAAACAGCATTTCCTACAATAAGCAAAGTTGGCTCAATGTTCAAAAAAGTAGGTTTGGCGATTAAAGCAGCTTTTATGGCAAATCCTGTTATTTTAATAATTGTTGCAATAGTGGCTGTTATAGCGATTGTTGTAGTTTTATATAATAAATGTGCTTGGTTTAGAAATGGAGTGAATGCGATATTTAAAGCAGTAGCTAACTTTATAAAACAAGTCTGGCAAGGGATAAAGCCGACAGTAATGAATGTGATAACAGGAATAAAAAATATTGTTAAACAAGGTGTTGATTTTATTAAACTAGTTTGGAAAATAATTAAGCCGACAGTAATGGAAGTATGGAATGCTATTAAGACGGCAGCAAGCGTTGCAATGAAAGGAATAACGATACTTGTAAAAGCATCTATCGCTGTTTTAAAAGCTGTATGGAAAGTTTTGAAACCTGTTGTGGTTGCTGTTTGGAATGCAATCAAAGCGGTTGTGCTTGTGGTGATTAAAATAATAGCTGTATATATTAAGACATACATTAATATTATAAAAGTAGCTTGGAAAGTATTGACAATAGCTGTAAAGGTTGTATGGACTGTGATAAAAGCCGTGATTTTAGTTGTTATTGTTGCTATTGTCGTTGTAATCAGGACAAATATTATGATAATAAAAACTATATGGAAAGGTTTAGTTGCAGTTGCACGATTTGTTTGGAATGCAATTAAAGGTGTGGCTATTCCTGTATGGAATGCTATTAAATCAACAGCATTAGCGTTATGGAACGCTCTAAAAAGTGGAATAACAACAGTAGGTTCATTTTTTAAATCAACTTGGGAAGGAATTAAAGGAGCTGCAATCGCTGTGTGGAATGGTATTAAATCAGCATTTGATAAAGTTGTTGAAGGATTAAAAAGTGCAATCAGTGGTGTTGTAAAATTTTTCACGGATAAATGGAACAGTTTAAAAAGCATGGTTTCTAGTGGACTTGGAGCAGTTGGAGGACTTTTAGGAATTGGAAAAAATGCAGCGGGAACTAACTATTGGAGCGGAGGACTTACAACAGTAGCAGAGCGTGGAGCAGAATTAATCCAAATGCCTGGTAAACCAGCCTTTTTAGCAGAACACGAAATGTTATTAAATTTACCTCGTGGTACTCAAATCTTGAATAATCGTGAAACTAGAAATAGCTTTAGAGATAAAATTAGTGAACTAAAAGAGAGAATGTCAGGGCTTAGAAATAATGAAGGTTCGAGTGGCGGAGATGTTATCAATATTAGCATAACAGTAAATGGAAATGCTGATACAAGTGCAATTGAGAAAGCAGTAATGAGAGCATTGGCGAAAGCTAAAAATAAAAAAGAAAGGACGGCGTTTGGATAATGGCAAATGTTAGAGTTTACAGGACACAAAGTGGTGATACTTGGGACTTGATAGCTTACAGAGTTTATGGAAGCGAAGGCTACTATCATGACCTTATAAGAAGTAATTTAGCTTTAATCGACATCGCCGTCTTTGATGCCAACGTTCCAATTATTCTTCCTGAAATTGCTGAAGAAAGTGATAATGATACAAGTTTACCGCCATGGAAGAGAGGTGAATAGGAATGGCATTTGCTAGAAATATCAGAGTGATAGTTATATTTAATAAAGTTGATATTTCTGATGAGATAGCACATTCTATTTCGTCTCTTAACTACACGGACAATTCCAAAAATGCTATAGATGATTTAGAAATAGAACTAGAAAATTTAGATTACAGATGGCTTAAAGAGTGGTATCCTGATGAGAATGCTCAATTACTTGTTGGAATCCACGAAGAGCTGGAAAATGAAACTAATTTTTTGGATTTGGGAACTTTTTATGTGGACGAGCCGACTTTTGAAGACCACAAACTTACTTTAAAATGCTTGGCTTTGCCACTTGACCAAAATATTAGAGATCAGAAAAATAGTGTCGCTTGGGAGAAAGTAACGTTGAAGGAATTAGTAATGCAAATTGCTAATAAACACGAAATGAATGCAGAGATTTATGCAGAAAACGTATTTTTTGAAAGATTAGACCAAAGCAAAGAAACTGATTTGGCTTTTATTAATCGAGTTGTTAAGGAAATTGGATTAAATATGAAAGTATCTGACGACAAAATAATTATCTTTGATGATGAAGAAATGGAAAAGAATGATACGATTGAAGTTTTCAATATTAAAGATTATCAGATTAGAAGTTTCAGCTTAAAAAAGAAAAATAAAGAGATTTACGATAAAGTCGAAGTTTCGTATTATGATCCTGACAAGAAAAAGGTTGTTAAGGAAATTATCACAAAAGAGGAACTTGACAAGCGTAATCAAGTTACAACTGAAGAAAAAGAATCTAAAAGCAAAGACAGTAAGAAGACTAACAAGAAAAGCCCGAAAAAGGCTAGTAAAAAGCCAACTAAAAAGGTTAAATCCAAGAAAAAATAAGAGGCTAAAATGAAGAAAAGAAAAACAGTTAAAGAATCAAAAGAAAAATTGCAAAAGAAAGCAGAAAATAAAAAAACAAGGACTAAAAGAACTAGAACCTTAAAAGTTAGAACTAGGGGGAAAACAGAACCAAAAAAAGTTGCAAAAAAGACTCTGAAAGATAATCTTAAACAAGAATATCAGATAACTTTAAATGTTGACGGGAGTACTAAATACTTAGCTGGAGCAATAATTGAACTTGATGAAAGCTGGGGAAAGTTTGAAGGTAAATATGTAATTGACAAGGTAACACACGAAATAAGTGGTGATTATACTTGTGAAATTACAGCAATGAAAATTGGAGCTAGAGAAAATGCAGAAAAAAATGCAATTGCCCAAACTAAAGAAGAACAAAGAAAAAAAGAAGCTGAAAAACAAGCTAAAAAGGCTAACAATAAAAAAAGTGGAAGCGGTAAAAGAACAGGTAAGAAAAGTACTAAGAAGCCAAGAAAAAGAGTAAGAGATAAGAAAAATACTAAAAAATCCAGTAAAAAGAAATAGAATTTTGTAGGACAATGACAATATAAAATTATATACAATTATTGTAATGGTTGGAAAGGAGCAGAATGGATTTAGGAAGTTTTATAAAAATCATTACATTAGTTTTAGAAATAATTTTAGAAGTTCTAAAATATTACAATAAAAAACAAAAAACTAAAAAAAGGAAGAAAAAATAAAATGAAAAATTTTGAAATGATATTAAATATTTTGGTACTAATTGTAATTGTTATTCATTGGGTGCTAAGATACATAGAACATAAAAAGAAAGACAAATAAAAAAAAGCCCTAGCTGTAAAAGGGCTTAACTGAAAGTCTTATTAATCATTACAATATAATTGTATCATATTTTATAAAAATGTCAAGAGAAAAGGACAATGACAACTGAATAATAACTGTGATTTGTAATATTTTACTTTACAATGTCAAAAAAACTCTAAATTTTTGTTGCACTTTTGCTACTTTTAAGATATAATTAATTAAAGAATTTCTTTTAAAAATGAAACACCGGAGGTATAAATGAAAGTTTTGAGTGAAATTGTTGATAAGTTATTGAATATAAACCCGATTTCAGCAATTTCAATAGTATTTACATTTTTAATGATGTGGTTCTGCAAATATTGTATGAGAATACAGAAAGAAAGCAATGAAAAAGCAATAAAAGAAATAAAGGCTTCTTATAGCGAAGCTTCTAAAATGTTTAAAAGTATTGCAAATAAATATATGAAAGAAACGAAAGATAAAATAAAAACAAAAAAATAAGTAGAGAGGTGTTTTGTATGAGAGTTGAAATTTTAATATTTTTAATATTATTTTTGATTCAATTAATTTCTATTTTAAAAATAAAATCTGATTTAAAAAAAGAAGTGTTATATGCAAAGGCAATATTAAAAAGCACCGAAATATTAAAAGAGTATACAGAATTGTACATTAATAATGAAATTCAAAAATATCCTAATGTATCAGAATTTATTGAAAGAAAGTTTGATACATTAGATACGCTTTTGGACGCTAATTCATTTAATGAAATCGGGATTTCCGAAATTCCAAAAGATAAAAAATGGGATAATGAAAAAATCGAAAAAATGTTAAATGAATTAAAAGAAGCCCCTGAAAATATAAAAGGTATTTTTAAACGATTACTGACTACTAATAGTATTATATTTGACAATGCAAAAGTCAAGTTTTTGGGAATTTATATAAGTGGACGATTATTTTTTAGGGTTTCATATATGATGTTTTTGTTAAAAATACTTGTTAAGATTTGTTTTTCTGGATTAAAAAGGTTTAAAGAAAATAAAGCAAAGCAAGAAATAGATTTTATTGTGAATAATGAAAAAATCGAAATAATGATGTAAAAATAATAAAAAATTGAAGTCACAGTTATTAATTTAGCTGTGATTTTTTTTGTTACAAAATTTTTAAAAGGCGGTGATTGATTTGGTAGAAACATTAAAATCTGGAGAAGTAAGTGCAATAGATTCGAAAACTGGAAAAGTAAGAGTACTATTAAAAGGTGATGACAATAAGACAACAGATTGGCTTAATGTGTTAGTTCCTTACTCTGAAAGTCATAGTGACAATTATACACTCAGTCTAGGTCAAACTGTTTATTGCTTATTCTTTTCAGAAATGCCTGAGCAAGGAGTAGTACTTGGTTGTCCTATGCGAGGTGCTTCTAGTAGTGAAAGCGAAGTAAAAAGGACCTTTTCTGACGGAGGTAATTGGACTTATGATGGTAACACATTGACTTTAAATATTGGTAAAGTTGTGATTAATGGAGATTTAGAAGTGAGTGGAACGACTACAACTGGTGGAAGTATTAATCTTAACACACATAAACATGATGGAGTAACTGCTGGTGGAGATATGAGTGGAGGTCCGCAATGATAGGAAGTTTTGGAGATGTAATTTTTGAAGCGTCAGAAGATCAGATTGTATCACTTAATAATCAAATAAGTAGGTCATACAAGGCTAAAATATCAGAACATCAAGCAATTTACGGTCCTGGAATGTTAAGATTTCAAGGTAGAGATTTATTAGAAGTTAGTTTCACAATGACTTTGGTATCATCTTTAATACAGCAGACTACTTTAAAAGAGGAGCTAGATACAATCAAACAAATGTTTGAGCTTGGAGAATACGCAAACTTAGTTTTTGGTGGTCAAGTATTTGGAGAATATCCTTTTTTAATAACTGAGTTATCAGAAGAAAGCAGTTATTTTAACAAAGAAGAGGGTGGATTTGATGTTGTTAAGTTGAATATTACGCTTAAAGAGTATATTGAAAATCCTAAGTTGTATAATCAATTAATTGAACAAAGAAAAATACAAAAAAATCAGCAAGTCACTGAAGAAAATCAAGATGACATCGAGAATGAGCAGAAGGAGGCTGTAAATAATGATAACGGTAAATAGCTCTGAAGAAATAAATTATAATCCAAAAAACACTTTAGAAGAAGTAGTTGCAAATGTAGGAATGATTTTAAGAGTTTGCAAAGAAGAACAGCCACTCAAACGAGATTTTGCATTTGACAGTGATTTGATTGATAAGAACATTAATGTTGTGCAGAATAGGATCACAAGCCACTTGACTAAAATTATACGAGAATATGAGCCAAGAGCTGTTTTAAGACAAACTAGAATCATTATGAAAGATACATATAATAATGATTTTGACATTGAATTAGGAATTGAGGTGGTAAACATTGAGTGAAATATCAAATGAAGAATATGAAATTATAGATGCGGATTCATGGGAACTTAAAAGAGATATGATTGATAAGTTTCAAGAGCTTAGTGGAAGGCAATTAACTGAATCAAGTCCAGAAACGCTTATCTTTGAAACAGTAGCATATTTATTTGGATTAAGAGAAGAAAAATACAACGATGAAATGAAACAGAATTATTTAAGATTTGCAAGAAATGAGCGGTTAGATTTGAAAGGAGAATTTTACGGAAATAGAGGTAAAAGACTTGTAGAACAACCAGCTGTGGCGACATTTAGATTTTATATTACTGATATTCAAGCGACAGATATAATAATTCCAAAAGGGTCAAGGATTCAATACAATGAGTTGTATTTTTCAACAGATGAACAATATAAAATAGAAAAAGGCGATTTATATGTAGATGGAATTGCAACTTGCAACACATCAGGAACTGTTGGGAATGATATTCCAGTCGGACAAATTAACACGATGGTTGACATTTTCCCGCATTATGACAAGGTTGAGAACATTACAGCGTCAAATAATGGAGCTGAAATAGAGCAAGACGACAATTATAGAGCTAGAATCAGAGAAATTCCTGAATCGTTCACAACGGCTGGAAGTAAAGGAGCTTATGAATTTTGGGCTAAGTCGACAAGTACGAATATTGTTGATGTTGTAGCGTATAGTCCGAGCGCAACAAATGTGGATATTTATGTTTTAACTGATTCTTTAACGCTAACAAATGAGCTAAAAAAGAGAATTGAAGAAATGTTGAATACTGATAATATAAGACCTCTAACGGATAATGTGACAGTAAAACAGGCGATAAAAACATCGTACACAATTGATTTTGACTATTACATTGATAAGTCTAATGAAACGCTTGTAAATGTTATTAAAAATAATGTTGAAAAAGCTGTAAAAGATTTTAAAAATTGGCAACAAAATAAAATGGGGAGAGATATTAATCCAGATGAGCTAATAAAATTATTAAAACTAGCTGGAGTAAAAAGAGTTGTATTAAGAAATCCAACATTCCGAGTTTTAGATTTTAATGAGATAGCAGAGAATACAGGTGTTACAAGCAATTACTTAGGAGTTGAAAATATATGATAACTATTGATAATTTGAATTTAACGGATATAGCGGCTAAGTCAACTTTGAATGATAAAACAACACTTTGGATTTATGAATCTATAAATTTTGCTATCAAAAAGAAACATGATGCAATCAAAAGAAAATTTTTCTTGGAATTATTAGAGTTAAATGATGTGGAATTAGACTTTTTGATGTGGGAATATCATGTTGATTACATTGACGCAAATATTTCAAAAGAAACAAAGGTTAAATTGATTAAAAGAGCGGTTTTTTCACATTTTAATAAAGGAACTGTAGGCGGAACGAAAGAAATATGTGAAATATTATTTGACGGAAAAGTTGGAATAACAGAATGGTTTAAATATGGAGGAAAGGCAGGTTATTTTAAACTTAGCACAGATGGAGGAATGTCAAATGACAAAGAGTATAAAAAAATATTAGAAGTAGTAGAACAATATAAAAATATCCGTTCCTGGCTTGATGGAATAAGATTTTTAAGAAAAAAAGAAAGAAAAATTAGTTATGGTTTTGTAAGAAGAAGCAAAATAAAATATTATTTAGCTTCAACTGATATAAATATTCCAAATGATTTATTAAAAGCAAATTTTGGAACAGTGCATAGAACAAGAATACTAAGAGAAATAAGATAGGAGGAATCATGGCAAAATTTAAAGGATTTATATTAACAGAAAAAGGGAGAGAACTGTTAGCAAAAGGACTAGCGGGAGAAACAATAACATTTACTAAAATGGCGATAGGAGATGGAACTACAGCGACTTCTGAGAGAGAAATGACAGCGTTAGTTAATCAAATTACAACATTGCAGCTTTTAAATGTAGATACAAAAGGGAATGGAACTTGTGAAATTAACGCTTTATTGACAAACAAATCAGTAACAACAGGATTTTATATAAGAGAGCTGGGGATATTTGCTCACGGAAATGATAATGTTGAAATACTTTATGCTTACAACACTTCAGCAAATGCGGACTATTTGCCACCTTTTTCAGCAAACAATGTAGTTGAAATAGAGTATATAGACACAATAATCGTGGATCAAGTGGAAAATATTACCGCTACTATCGACCCAGCTGTATCGTATATAACAAAAAAATATGCAGAAGATAATTTTTTAACATTGAAAGATAAGATGAAAATGTTGGGGCTAGAATTCGGCGGAAACATACAGAACATCGGCAACAAAATTAGAGGTAAGTTTTATTATGATAACGTTACAAAATTTTATTATGAATGCATGGAAGACAACAGTCTGACATACAACGATTCAAGGAAATTTAGGGCTATTTCTAATAAGCCACTTTCGGACAAAGTGGAAAATTTGTATGAAACACATTGGATTGACATAAGAAACAATGTACCAATTGGAAAAGTGTTTGAAACAACAATAAAAGTTCCGACAAAGCCATATAAATTATTGTATTCTGTATTTACAGGTAATAATCGCTTAGTTGATTTAAGCCGTGCAACTCAATACGCCAATAGCGAAATTATAGTAAATTTAGGCGTATCTCAAAACGGATTCTTGCAGTATTCTGTTGCTAAAAACACATCAGTAATAGACGGAAGAACAATTAATGTGATGTTTGTATTTTAGTTGGAAAATTTATCTAAATGTCGAAAGTTATTTAATAGACTCAAGACTCACGGTCGGAATTGACTTGGCTAGTGAATTTGCAAATCATAGCGGAACAGATGTAACTAAGAAGCATTATGTCAAAAAGACAAGTGCAAGAGACAGAAGAAACAAACTGTTAGAAATTCGGAAAAAGGCTGGATTTTAACAGTAAATAGCAAAGAAATTTACGAATTTATACAGAATTTTGAAAAATATTTATTGATTTTATTGACTTTATACGTGTTTTAGATTTTAGTAATTTAATAAATTTTTTGAGTGGCCAAAAATAAAATTGTTTCAAAGTCCCTAAAAATCAGTATTTAAATTTTTAAAATATAATAATAAATCGTACAAATTCGTAAGTTAGCACAGAATAAAAATCAAAAAAATGAAGAAATGGAGTGATAAAAATGACAATAGTTTACATTTATTCAATTAATTCGTTGGAGTGTATAGCACGACCAACCGTTACCACAATAGAGGAATTTAAAGAAAAACCAAATCTGTTTTATCCTGACTGGAATGAAGAAACAATGAAATTTTCTGAAGTATTATTAAACAATCCAGTTGCTGATTCAAAAACTGGGGAACTTAGAGAAATGACTGAAATTGAAAAAGTGAAAAGCGGGAAAACAATTTTACAAGATGGAAGTTATTTGGATGAGGTCAATGAAACAATCGTTACAATCGCAAAACCAAATGACTGGAGTATCTGGGATAAAAATAGCAATGCTTGGAAAGTCGATAATGATTTACTGAATAAAAAATTAAAAGAGTTAAGGGAAAAAGCATTAAAAGACTTAGCAGAAGCTAAATTAAACTTTTTGAATCAGCCGCTTGAAATTGAAAAAGCTGGTAAGAAATACACTTTTGAGAACAATGAAAAAAACAGAAATAGTTTGTCTCTAAAAATGTCTTTGATGTGGACTTTAGAGCAAGAAAAAATCGAAAAAGTAAAAGTTTTAAATGATAAAAAAATGGTTGAGTTTATTGAATTGGACAGGTCAGAATTAAAAGTTTTGGCTAAAAAGATTCAGGATATTTTAGAAATTGCTGACATGGCAGAGCAAATGGCAGTAGTTGGAATCAGCAGATACACTATTGAACAAATGTTAGATTTAAATGTAAAAGATTTTTTTCAAAATTAAGAGGAGTGATTTGAATGAATATAGAAAAATTGATATGCACAGAAATAGAATTGGACGGTAAAAAATATAAAGTTGTCGGAGTAAACTTTGAAAAAGATAACATAATATTG